GTAGGCCCTAATGTGACTTATATCGGACAAACATAAGTCAAAAAGTGCCTTTTATGACACATTATGCATGAATTATTGTAAAATTTCATGCAGATTATGTCACAATTTTTCAAATATTTGTGACACAAAGTTTACCAATAGAAAACTTATTGTCATATTGCTACGCAATCTTTTACTCCTCGAACTCATCTTGGTCGTTCATATCTAACAACTCACCCTTATCATGGTCATATAATGGAATCTCTGGTATCTCTGAAGCCAATGTGGCTGGAACAGTAAAGCTGTTATCTTTCTGAGTATCGAAGTTTATTATATTCTCATCACCATCAAGTTGCTTCTGCAAGTTAGGTAATTCTGATGGCTTCACTACGTTCACCGTAATCTGCTTCACCACATCTCCTTCATGAGCCACCTCAGTCTTTTCAATGTACCCTCTTCTCTTTCCTTTGGTCTTTAACAAGAACATCGTAGCCAAAGTATCACCCTTAGTAATCCTCTCCATCAATTTATGCTCCCCCCAATCCAACATAATTTCCTCTGGCTCTATTTCAGCCAAAGCCTTCTTAAACTCAGTATCATTCTTCATCCAATTCTGATACATAGTCCTACTAATCCCACACGCTTGACAAGCAATGGTAATATTTCCAAAATTCTCCCTATAAGCAATGATAAATGCTTCTTTCGTTATGTCCTTAAACTCTGCGTTCATATTATCGGTTTTTGGTTGGCGTTCTGATTGATATAATTCCCACCTTGCTCTTCACCTTTAGGTTATTGTGCCCCATCCAAGCTCCACACTTACCACACTCAAACTGCACCTCCCTAATCTGACTGCTCCAAACATACTCCTCCTGGACTACACCACACTTGCATTGATATTCTTTCTTACCAAATGTATCTTTCATAGAAGTCAAAGCTACGACTATTATACCAAAACAACAATACAAAAGTTAAAATTGGTGAAAACAATGTTTTATATCAAAAATGTGAAGGGCACATTGGCGTTGTAACATTGATTACACGAATGAAAGGGGTAGGGGGTAGGTACTACCGAAAAACCCACATATATAGCTCATACAATAGGTAAGCACCTATTTTCTCAAGTTTAGGTATGTCTATGTACTATGCAGTCGACAAAGTGTCTAAATTAGCCTCTAAATAGCCATAAAATCGATACTAACTTATTTAGTAGGTAATATAGTTAAGAATACTATTTGTTAGTCTGTCATTTGCGGAACATAAGACCTCACCAGATAAAAAATCACTACCGAAATTTAATACCGTTGGTAAAGTGTCCGTATATAATATAGTATTTATTTATTTATTCTATTATTCATTATATAATATATAATACAATACGTATTATATAATATAATACATATATTTTATAATACTTAATACAGTATAGAATATATGCGACCAATTTAATATTGGTACACTTTCTTTACTATCGGTCTAAATATAGACCGAAAACTATTTTAATAATATTTGCAATATTTTAACAAATTTATTTGTTATTTCACTTTTGCTCCCTTATCTTTACTGTATCAAATAACCAATAAACCTAAAATCATGACACAAACAGAACTACAAAAAGAGATTGATAAGTTAATGAAAAAGTTATTATCAATCAGTAAGAAAGCCTATTGTGGCAATGAGCATAGCTCGAAATACAGCTCTACTTTATTTTATCTTAGTGATAGAATATACCAATTGAAAGCACAATTAAACAACCAATAAAACAAACAATATGCAACACTTATCAAACTTCCTTTTGCTTTGGGTTATTGTCTTAACCATTATTATAATATCAAAAGCAGCGAAACTATTAACAGACTATTTACTAACTAAAATAAAATAAACATGACACACATTACACTTTTTGAGCTTATTATCTTATTCATTGGTTCAATCTTACTTTATACCCTTGCAAAGACTATCTGGCAAGAGTTAACACAATACAAATAAACAAACCTTAAACACTACAAAAAATAAACACAATGAGAAACGTACTACCAACCAGCGAACTTTGCCACAAATGGGCGAACCAACATCAAGAAAGCGGACGCACATCTACTGGCACAATGTTTTTTAATCGTTCTACTATTTACAGCTACGGTGACCACTTCGCAATCGCAAAGCACGTAAGAAACGAACAAGGGCAAAGGGCCATATTATTTACAGAGAGAGATTATAGCAATACTACGGCAAAGCATAAACGCCATGTTTATATGAGCTGCAAAAATGATAATATAATATATTGTGCCAACCCTATTGGGAGCCATGAAACTAACTTTAAGTATTGGGAGCAATCGGCCGAACATGACGGAGCCAGTAAATTAGCAAAAGCCAGAAAGCCAGAAAAATATTTGGCTGTATTAGCTGACATTGAGAGAACGGCCAATATTTACGCATCTTATTTTGGCATAGAATTACCAGAAACACTTAAAGCACTTTTAGCGATTAAGGATAAAACAGAGTTTTTAGCCTTTGCCGATAAGAAAGCCGAATTTATTAAAGCGGAACGCAAAAGAAACGAGGCCGAACAAAAAAAGAAATTCAAAGAGGATATTAAAAAGTGGTTTAATTGTGAGACTTCAAGACTTTACACTACCTACAAATATGACTTTTTGCGTATCAATGACAATAGGATAGAAACTACACAAGCCGTACAAATACCGCTGGAATTGGGTAAAAGATTGTACCAAAGCATAAAAAATGGTACTTTAAACGTAGGCGATAAGGTTCTAAATTACAGTATTAATGAGGTAGGCAAAGAAATAAAGATTGGCTGTCACACATTTAAACAATCGTATTTACTTAAATTCGGCTCTCAATTATCTTAAACAATAAAAACAAACACAATGAACGTAAAAATTAATATCGTTGAATTAGCCAGTGAATTAGCTGACTTAGATTTAGAAAATAATTGGATGGACTCAATCAAAGTATGGGTAGAGGATGAAAACGAGGATTTAGTATATACAGAGGAGGCACAAGACATTTTTAACGATTTATATGACAAATACTACGGTTTGATTGATAGGCTCAAAATTGATTAGGTTTACTGAGGAGCCCTTATTGGGCGAAACGGAGTAAGTTCCCCCGCTTACCCGTATAAACCAACTAAACACATGAAAAGAGCAATAAACAAAGGTTTTGCGGTTCATTTGTACCTTGATTACGTTAATAATTATTTAACCATTGAGCAAATGGCACTAAATAAAAATATTAACCCCTTTGCACTGGCTAATTTATTAAAGCATGGCAAAAGGATAAACGAGCAAAAGGCAAAGCAAATCAAAGAGCAAAAAGCATGGTTTGAACATTTAGCGAGGTAAGTATGTAAATTACCTATAAAACGCAAAATAAGACGATTTAAGCCACTTTATTACAAAAGTGATATAAGTACTAAGAAAGTCACAAAGTGTCGAAAATAGCCCTTAAAATGCGTTTTATGAGTACGTAGGCCAAAAAACAGAGGATTTAACGAGTATACAGAGGCGAAAAAAAAATTTTTCCCTCCTCCAAAACCGCTAAAAAAAAATTTTTTGAGAACACAAACCGACCAAAAAAAAATTTCTGAGAACACAAATTTGCCCACAAAATTTTTTCGAGTACACAAAAACTCCCCAAACAAATTTTTTGAGTACCAAAAATCCCTAAGGGCCAAAAACCTTCCAGCCAAAAACCTGCCAAAAATCTTCTATGGGCATAGCCAAAAATCCAGCAAAAACTCCCCAAAAATCTGCCAAAAATCCCCTAAAAATCTGTGACAAAAACTTTTTACGGACAAAAATCTTTTACCATTTAACAATTAATTAACTAAAATAAATCAAATTATAACAAAAAACCTTTAATTTTACCAAACCAAAACAAAAACAAATGCACCAATTAATTACCTTAACCCATCCAATGAAGTGTGCCATAACTGGCATATACATTGACAAAGGCGAACAAGCCTATTACAATTACGAGACAAAAAACTGCATACATCCATTGGAGTATGAAAGTAACATGAGCAAAGCTAAAATAGGAGACCCAAAAACTTATTTCAGCAGATTATCTAAACTAAACACCAAAAAATCTTAGTTATGCCATTTTCTACTTGCTGTGGAGCTCACACCAATTACCCAGAGATTAACCTATGTCCAGAATGCTTAGAGTATTGCGACTGGGAAGATGATGAAGAACAAAACCAAGAAACAACAACAACACCAAAAAACCCATAACATGAAAAACCTACAATTTATCGAAGAGCTCGACTTTTTACTTAACGAAACTTTTTATTTTACCAGACAAGACGGAATGATTGTCTCTGGGTCAATGTCAAAAGATTATGATAAGGCGTATTCAATATACAGCAATATTATAAAAGGACAACCTAAGAGCCAAGAGAAAGTATTGTTCGAGGTACTAATCCCATCAAACTAAACAAATGAATCAAAAACTATCCCTTGAACAAAAGAAGAAAGGCATCAAAGAAGAGTTTACTTATGTAAACAGCAACGGCAGAATCTCAAAACAATACACCTACAAAGGCATGATTATCAAATGGGATAACATGATACTAAATGGTAAATGGTTTTACTGGAGACATAGCTATTACGCCTCACTTGATGCAGCAGTTCAAGGCATAGACCGTCACTTAAAAATTTATAACAAAAACAAATAAACATGGACAACCAAGAAGTAGAATTAGTAGAAAGAGAATTAACACCTATTTTCCCTTGTGAGTGGTGCTTTAAGTTTGGCGATAACGAGCCACAAGTATTCGCAGCAACTAACGAAAAGATAGATGGCCAGGAACCAGCTATAAGATTAGTACTTGCTAATACAGAAGAGACAACTGTAACATTCCAAGACGGAGATAAGGCGTTCACATTATTCTGCAGACCATTAACAGAAGCAGGACAAGTATTAATTAACCAAAACAACCAACTACAAGATGATTCAAGTAACGGATTATAGAGCAATGCTGAGACATGGAGATATGAAAAAAATCTGTGCTATCACTGGGCTTTCCCCTTATCTATTAAAGACAAGATTAGATAAGCACGATTACGAAACAGTTGAGATAGTAAAAACTTACTACGCAAATAAGTTAGAAGCACTTAAAAACCAAATCAATGACTACAGCGAGATTTAGAACACCAAGACAAAACTTACTGAAGAGAAAACCACTATTTGTAGACCAAGATATAGTTAACAATTTAGTTAGCAAAGTAGCTAAAGTATGCAAAGTAGATGAGAATTTAATCACAAAGAAAGGTAGATATAGAGAGCAAGTATTAGCACGAAATATGTGCTTTTATATCCTTCATGTTCACTATAAACAAAAATCTGCACAAATAGCTCCTTATTTTCACAGAGATAGAACTACAGTTTTACATGGCGTAAACACATTTGTAAACGATGTTGAAGTAGTACCATTTTATATGGAGAAGTATCTTGAAGTAAGAAAAAAGATTAAAGTACCAAAATTATATTCTGACAATTAAAACAAACACTATGTATTCTACATTTCACGAACTACCAGAACAAGAAAAAAAACTATTTGCAGCTAAGATTTTACACGAAGTAAACTATAGCCAAGAGTCTTACAACCTATTAAACAGATTGTTAAACTATTGGGAACGCACTCCAGTAGTAGAAGCATCTTATTTTAATCAACCAATTAACACAACCAAAAAACTAAATTATGAGCACAGAACTAACTAATCAACCAAGGTTTGATTTAATCAACTCGGACTCAATGCTAAACCTATCTAAAGATTTAGCTAAACTTATCAAAGAAAAAGGATTGTCAAGCAACATTCAAGGAAAGCAATTCGTTAATGTTGAAGGATGGCAATTCGCTGGAGCTTCTTTAGGGTTAATGCCGATTATCACAGAAACTACGGACTTAACTCGAAGAGGCACAGAACCTGGTCAAGTAGAAATTAAGTACATGGCTAAATGCGAAGTACGAAATATTAATACTGGTCAGTTAGTAGCTACTGGAGTAGCAATCTGTAGCAACTTTGAGCATAGTAAAAAAAGATTTGATGAGTATGCAATCTTATCAATGGCACAGACAAGAGCAATCGGTAAGGCGTATCGTAATTTACTTGCATGGTTGATGAAAGCTGCAGGATTTGAAGCTACACCAGCAGAAGAGATGGACTTTGCACAAGCAGAGACCCCTAAAAAACCTACTCAAACAGTACAAGAAGTAGTAGCAGAAATAGTAGAAGAAGAAGAAATAGATATTGATGCTATTAAAATGGAGATTGCTAAGTGTACTAAAGTAAAGCAACTAACTGATTTGTACTTTGGATATAAGCAATTATTTGATAGTAACGAAATGTTAAAGAAGTTATTGTCCATGAAAAAAGAAAACCTAACAAAAAAATAAAACTATGAGTTTAGAATTATTACCAAAAGTAGAACTTAGTTCTATCGAACCATCAAAGTTTAGCATTGAGTTGCTAAAACAAACTATCGTACAGCATTTTAGAGAGACTGGTGACAATCCACTTGAGATGCTTGTTAAAGCAGAAGCTATTATTCAGCTTTTAGATGGCATTAGAGCCGATTTAAAGGAAGATGTGGTAGATATACTTACCACGCATCCACAAGGAAAAGCAGAGGTCTTAGGAGCAGAAGTTAGTAAGTTTGAATCTGGAGTAAAGTATGCTTATGATGGCGACTATACTTGGCTTAAAATGAACCAAGAATTAGAAGCTATTAAGTTCAAGCAGAAAGAAAGAGAGTCATTA